CCGTCGACGACGGACCTGGAGTTCCTTCGGACCTGGGCGCCCAACCGCGATCGCGCGGTGATGTCGGTGGCCGCGCCGTTCGCCAAGTCTAGCTTCGACCCAATGGGCGGTCCATTCTACTACGAGGACGACCTCTACCAGGGTCCCAACCTGTCGAACACGGCGTTCAGGCCCACCGAGTCGTACCGCGGCGCGGGCGACCTGATCAACTACGTCGAGCAGTGGAACCAAGCAAGACATCACGGCCCCCTCAACGACCCACGGGTGCTTGAGGCCATCTCCAACCTGACGATGGACCCCGGCGATCACGGGCTCGCTGCGGACGTCTACAGTACGATGCGTCACAGTCAGCCGCTGCTGGAGCTTAACCACCGTGGCCGACTGGACTACCACGTCGACGTTGACAACCTCAACATCCCGCCGCTCGACGTCGACCCCAACGACGCGATGGAGGAGATCAACAACATCGTCCGACGCTACGGCCACCTCGACTACGCGCAGGGAGGACTCGTCGATGCCGCCTGACGACCAGGATCAAGAGCAGGGCGAGATGATGGACGTCGAGGGGTCTCAGTCGGACGTTCAGGACACCGACGACGGCGGTGCGATGGTGACGGTTGAGGACGACCAGCCGGCCGTTCCTGAGGGCTTCTTCGACAACCTGGTCGAGGTGATCCCACCGGAGATCCACGACGCGATGGTGCAGGACCTGCTGGACAAGGTGGAGTTCGACCAGAAGGCGCGCGAGAACCGGGACAAGCAATACGCCGAGGGTCTCAAGCGCTCAGGCTTCAGCGACGAGGCGCCGGGTGGCGCGACCTTCACCGGTGCGTCCCGCGTCGTGCATCCCATGATCGGCAAGGTCGCGGTCGAGTTTTCGGCCCGGCTGATGAAGGAGATCTTCCCACCTGGCGGCCCGGTGAAGGACGACGTCATCGGTGAGGTGACGGGTGAGAAGGTCGAGAAGGCGAGGCGCAAGACCACCCATCTCAACTGGCAGCTTACCAAACAGATCCGCGAGTTCAGGCCCACCCTCGAACAGGTGACCACGCAGGTTCCCATGGGCGGCGCCCAGTACATGAAGGTCTTCTACGACCGGCAGAACAAGCGGCCCGCCGTCGAGCCGGTGTGGATCGACAGCGTGCTGCTGCCCTACAACGCGGCCAGCTTCTACACCGCCGAGCGGCGGACCATCGTCCTCGACCTGACCGAGTTCGAGTACAAGCAGCGGGTGGACGACGAGCTCTACCGCGACGTCGACCTCGCGCCCTCGTCGCTCGAGCCTGAGCTGACCAAGGCCGCCGAGGCATCCTCGCGCATCGAGGGTAAGACATCGTCCGGCTTCAACGAGGACGGGATCAGGCGGCTCTACGAGATCTACGTCTCGACCGAGTTCCCCGACGAGATGCGTCCCGAGGGTTATCGCGTCGCGCCGTACGTGATCACGCTCGACGAGTCGACCCGCAAGATCGCGACGGTCTACCGCAACTGGGACCCCGAGATCCAGCAGGTGCGCGGCATCGCGGAGGAGCTTCAGCACCTCGTCGAGTTTCCCTTCATCCCGTGGCGTGGCGCGTATCCGCTCGGGATCTATCACCTGATCGGCGGCCTGTCCATCTCGGCGACGGGCGCGATCCGAGCGCTGCTGGACTCGGCCCACATCAACAACATGCCCACCGTGCTGCGCCTCAAGGGCATGCTGCGCGGCGGACAGAACATCAGCCTCGCACCCACCCAGGTGCATGAGCTCGAGTCGAGCGTGTCGAACGACGACATCCGCAAGTACGCGATGCCGCTGCCGTTCAACCCGCCGTCGCCCGTCCTATATGAGCTTCTTGGCTTCCTGACCCAGCAGGGCGAGAGCGTCGTGCGCACCGCGCTTGAGGACATCCCGGAGATGGGGAGCTCCAACGCGCCGGTGGGTACCACCCTGGCCCGCATCGAGCAGGGCCTGATCGTCTTCTCCTCGATCCACGCGCGCATGCACTACGCGATGGAGCAGGTGCTTCAGATTATCCACCGCATCAACCGCGACACGCTCGACGAGGAGGTGTTGGACCGCGAAACCGGCGAGGTGCTGGCCTACGCGAGCGACTATGAGATCCCAAGTGACGTCGCGCTGGTGTCTGATCCCAACATCTTCTCGGAGCAGCAGCGCGCCGCGCAGACGCAGATCATCGCGCAACGTGCGACGGGCAACCCGCTGTACGACCAGGCCAAGGTCGAGCGTCGCATCCTTGAGACGTTCAAGGTGCCCAATCCCGAGGAGTTGCTGATCGCGCCACCCGAGCCGGAGCCCACCGATCCGATCACCGAGAACGTGAGCTTGACGTTGGGTCGACCCGCGACCGCGTTCCCGAACCAGGACCACCTGGCGCACCTGATGACGCATCTCTCGTTCCTGAGCGACTCCAACCTCGGGATGAGCATGCTCATCGGACCGACGTTCATCCCGCCCATGCTCAACCACGTCAAGGAGCACCTCGTCTTGTTTTACGCACGTTCGGTCGCCGACGCGGTGGAGCGCGCCGCCGGTGTGCCGCTGAAGCAGCTCATAGATCAGTCCAGCAAGACGCAAGGGTCTCTTGCGAAGGCGTTCTCGAGCGCGTCCGACTACGTGCGAACCGAACAGAAGCAGATCTTCAACCAGGTTACCCAGGCCGTGACCCAGGCCATCCAGTTTATGCAGAAGATGCAATCCGTGATGCAGCCACAGGATCCCACCTTGGCCGCGGTCGAGGTCCAGAAGCAGGACGTGCAGCGGCGCGCCCAGGCCGACCAGGTCAACGCGCAGGTTAAGCAAGCCGAGCTCCAGCACAAGGACAAGGTCGTGGAGATGCACGCCCAGCTCGACGCCAAGCGCCTCGAGCAGGAGGGTCGCGCCCAGGAGCAGGATCAGGCCAACACGCTGCAGGATCGCGCCGTCGAGGCCGGACTCGAACGCGGACGCCAGGACCTGGAGCGCGAGCTCGGTCAGCTGCGTGAGCGCATCAAGGTGTTGGTGAACCATGAGGACAACGTGACCGCGATGAAGATCGCGCTCATGGACCTGGCGGTTCCCAACGACAAGGCGGCCGTGTCGACGGGACACGGCATCAACCCATAGGAGACGAGACATGGCCGAGGCTATCAGTCAACACAAGAGCATCGCGATGGGCAAGCAACCCTCGGGTTCGGGCGGCAAGCCCTCGACCCCCAAGACGTATGGGAAGGGTGGCAAGGTCACGAAGGGCTCGAGGAAGGGCTGTTAATCCTCCGTGATCGATGTTATCATATCACGCATCGAGAAGGTGCGGGGAGAACTGGCCATCAAGCGGCTGCTGTCCCCCGCGCTCGACCACCCGTCGTACGACTACGGCGAGTTGGTTGGGACGGTACGTGGTCTGACGCTGGCGCTCGAGCAGATCGAGCTGCTGTTGAACGAACAGGAAGACGCCGACGATGAGAAGTCCGCTTCGCTTTAAACCACATGACGTGACGTCGGATCCGCTCGAGCGGGCGTTCCCAGCCGTCGATCCGGGGGTCACGCCCTTCGGAAGCCGCGTGTTGATCCAGATCCGCACGGCGAAGCGTGCGACCGATGGTGGCATCATCATTCCTGACGACTCGCGTGATACCGAGAAGTGGAACACCCAGGTCGGCAAGGTCGTTGCGCTTGGCCCCCTCGCGTATCACAACCGCAACACCGGTCAGCCGTGGCCGGAGGGCAGCTGGTGCCAGGTGGGTGAGTTCGTTCGCGTTCCAAAGTACGGCGGCGATCGCTGGGAGGTCCCGCTCGCGGACCAGATGGGCGAGGCCGCCATGTTCGTGATCTTTAACGACCTTGACGTCATCGGCCGGGTGACCGGCGATCCGTTGACGATCAAGGCGTTTCTCTAGGGAGTACACATGGCTGGTGAGAAGGACGACGAACTAGACCTCGAGATCGTTGAGACCGACGAGAAGGGAAAGCCCCTGATCGCACCGACCGATGAGGGTGACACCACGAGAGGCGTCGCCGAGGCCGACGACGAAGGCGATGACGAGGCCGAGGACTCACCGGCTGGCGACGCTGGTCTAAGCCTCGAGGAGGGCGACGACCCTGAGGGGAAACGTGAACGCCGGCGTCAGGAGCGCAAGGACCGCAAGGAGCGCCAACGCTTGCGGGATCAGCAGCGTGAGTCTGAGGTTCGACTGCTGCGCCAACAGAACGACCAGCTCGCCCAACGTCTCGCGAGCCTCGAGACCGGTCAGGGTCAGCAGCAGCTGGCCACGATCAACGATCGCATCGCGACGACGAAGCAGGATCTGCAACGCATCAACGGCATGCTGCAGGCCGCGATGGCGAAGAACGACGCCCGCGCGTCGGTCGAGATCCTCAACATGCGGGACCAGGCGCGCGACCAGCTCAACTCCCTGACCCAGATGCAGACGGCCGCGACGCGTCAGCGTCCGACCAC